TTCGCCAAGGAAAGGCGTTGCTCTGAGACAACGCTAGCCACGTCGTTTGTGGAGGCGGCGAAAGCCATCAGCAACGGCTACCCGGTTGTCGTGTGCAGCGGCCAGGGCTTCAGCATGAGCCGCGACGCTGACGGCTTCTGCAAGCCGGGTGGCGTCTGGTGGCACTGCATGTGTTTTATCGGCGTGCGGTTTGGCAAGCGTCCTGGCCTGCTCTGTGCCAACTCGTGGGGAGACAGCAACACGGTTGGCAAGCACTTCCCCGAGACGATGCCGGATGCCGTCCGCAAGTGCTCTTTCTGGGTTGATGCCGACGTTGCCACCAAGATGCTGAGCGGTCGTGACTCCTACGTTTACGCCGGGTACAGCGGATTCAAGCCAACGGCGATGCCTGACAACTGGCTGCGAGGTGTGCTGTGAGATTTCTTATCTGCCTCGTTGTCGTGCTGATCGGATGCGTTGCCACGCTGCCTGACGATCACGGCGTTTCGGCTGATATGGCCTGCGAGACAGCCCGCATGGTGGTGCAGCTGCGGCACGAGATCGCACCGACGCCGGCCAGCGACAAGTGCGACAACTGCGTTGATGGCTTCATCGGTGACGGGAAAATCAAGATCACCTGCCCTACTTGCAAAGGAACGGGCAAGAAATGACACGCGACGAACTCACTGCGGACGTGTGGGACTCGCTGCCGATGCGTAAGCATCTGCTAGGCCGTGAGCGTGTTGGCCGCATTGTCGAGCGGGCGCTAAAGGAGTGGCCCATTCCTGTGCTGTATCAGTGCGATGCTGGGCAGACGCAAATCGTCGCCAAGCATTTCGCCCGCAGGCTCGAACGCCAGGAGCGTGAGTACGGAATGGGCTTTCTCGCCAGCATCATCTTGGCGGCCATCATCAGCGAGATCGTCAAGAAAATCGTGCAGCGTTGGCTGGATAATCGTGGCGAGATGCTGGAGGCCATGCAGTGACCGACCAAGCGAAAGAGACTCTGTACGGGATCATTGAGCGGTGGGGATTTCCCACTTTGGTAGCCATTGCCTGCGGCTGGGTGCTGCGGGCTGACGTGTTGCTGCCCCTCGTTGAGGAGCACAGGGCCTTTGTGAAGAGCCTGAGCGAGACGCAGCGTGAGATCAGCAAGGCAGTGAGCGAGCAGACACGCCTGCTGTATGCGTTGCAGCCCCGAGCCGGCGACATGCCGCAGGAGAACTGACATGGCGATGAGTCCGAGACTGCTGCGACCGAGGGCGACAGGGTTTAACCCGAAGAGCATTGCCGGGCTCGGCCTGTGGCTTGACGCCACAAAGACAACGTCTGTCCTGAACTCAATCTCGCCGGATACTGCCGCGACGAATGGGCAGACCGTGCGACGATGGATGGATCAAAGCGGTTTGGCAAACCACGCCAATCAGGCGTCTGGCACAGCGCAGCCAACTTATACGGCTTCGACTGCCGTGGACTTCGACGGCACAAACGACACGCTGGAGATCGGAAAGGGCATCAGCAGAAATAGGGGCTACATTGGCATCTTTGTTGTGTTCACAGCCGATGCCATAACCACATCGAATCGCTGGCTTGTCGCTATGACGACTGCGGCGGGAAACATCAGGACCGGCCTCTCTTTTTCACCCACAGGCCAAATATCGCTGTCTTGCAGGCGAGTCGACGGTGGAACTTTTGCAGGAATCACAGGGTCAACCCTGTCTGCGGCAACCAAGTATGTGGTCACCGCCCAGGCCAACTACGCTGGCCAATCGGCAGGCATACGAGCCAATGGGTCTATCGTGGGTTCGAGCAGTTCGTTTTTGGATGGCGGCAGCACTTCGGATACGGATTCTTACTTCGCAGATATAGGATCACTTGCGGGATCTCAGTTTTTTGACGGCACAATCGCGGAAGTGCTGATCTTCAACGGCTCGGCACTTTCTTCGTCTCAGGTTTCTGCCGTTGAGAAATGGCTAGGAACTAGGCACGGAGTATCGGTGGCATGAGGTACTTTCGCGCACCTGCTGAAGTAGCCGAAATGATGCGGCAGTACGTGGCAGACTCGCTTGGGCAGCCAAACGGAATGGCTGATGAGCCTTGGCGAGTAAATGGCGACTTCACCAATAACGGTATGGTGTATGTCTCTATAGGGCCGCATCACACACAAGACGAGTTCTGGCAAACACTGCTTGCCGTGGCTATGACAGCAGGCGTTGAAGAAATCGACCAGCAGCAGTACTTGGCGGCTGCTCCTCAATAGGCTGCAGGCCTTTTATCTCACTGCAAGATACTGACGGAAGCCGCTTACCATAAGCACACCCAGGAGCTACCCATGGCCGACAACATTCTGAGCCGGAAGAACCGAGACATTGACATCACATTGTTCACGGCCACCGCATCGGCCACCACGCTCGACATGCGTGACGTGGCTGGTGCTGTAGTGTCGCTGGGCACCATGAGCACCAACGCCAGCACGCTCCAGATGTGGGCAGGCACCACGCCCGCTGGTACGTTTCGCCGCCTGTACAAGGCTGATGGCAGCGTGGCTGATCTCACCCTGGCCGCCTCAAGCACGGACGGGCGAGCCTATGCCCTGCCCGATGAAGTGTTCGGGGTTGAGTATCTCAAGATCGTCTCGGCCACCACGAACAGCACGGGCACCATTGGCGTGGTCATGCTGAAGAGCTGACGTGCCTACCAAGATCCCCAGCCATAGGCCGCTGCGTCTGCGTTCGTCTCGCCCTAAAAGGGACGAGAGCTGCAGGCCCAACGCGGCATCCCGTGGCTATTGCGACAAGGCCCACAAGAAGTGGCGTCAGGCCGTGCTGAACAGATGCCATTGGCAATGCGTTGACTGTGGCCGCGTAGCCTACGGGCGCGAGATGCACGCTGATCACGTTGTGCCTATAAGCCAAGGTGGCGACAGGTACGCCGTGGCCAACGGGCAAGCCAGATGCTCTGCGTGCCACGCACGGAAGACGCTGCGTGAAACGCGGGCCGGGGTGGGGTAGGTCAGATCTCTGGGGCATTCGGTTATACAAACCCCACGGTTTCCTCAAACGCACGCAGGGCTGAAATTGGGAGTTTAAACATGGGCAAGGGCCGCAAGCCGACGCCTAAACCGCTGCTTAAGCTTCGCGGCGCTCGCGTTAGGGGCCCGCACAAGTCCGGCATAGACGCCGTTCCGGGCATCCCGCCTGCTCCGCACTGGCTCTCGGATCTCGCCCGCGAGGAGTGGGAGCGGATCGTTCCCATGCTCGAGGCGTCCAAGGTCATGAGCCCCAGGCACCAGCAGACGCTGGCCGCTTACTGCGACTCGCTCGCGGACATGATTGAGGCAGATCGTGAGCTCAAGGCCAACGGGGCCACGTTCATGGACGATAAGGGTAGGGTAAGCAATCACCCTGCGTGGACTCGGAAGCGTGACGCTCGCACGTCGATGCTCAAGTTCGCGTCTGAGTTTGGCCTAACGGCGTCTGCCCTGGCACGAGTCTCGGCGGTTGAGAATGGCCCGCAATCAGACGAAGAAGACGCCCGCATGTTCGCTTGAGCACCCATGCGAAAAGTGCTCCTCGTGTCTGGCGGTGCGTTTCTTCCACAAGCACCTGACGCACGCCAAGGGCGAGCTCGGCGGCAAGCCGTTTACGCTTGAGCCGTGGCAGCAGGACTACGTGCGAAAGCTCTTCGCCACTGAGGGCGACGTGCGAAAAGTCCGCACCAGCCTGCTGGCGATTCCGCGCAAGAATGGAAAGAGCAGTTTATGCGCGGGTATTGCGCTCAAACTGCTCATGGAGAACGAGCCAGGCTGTGAAGTCTATTCCTGCGCAGCCTCACGCGATCAGGCTCGGCTCGTCTTTGACATGGCCCGCGTCTACGTCGAGCAGTCGCCAGTGCTGAGGCAGCATCTCAAGGTTTACCGGAACGCCATCGTGCGAGAGGCGACGCACGGCACGTACAAGGCGTTGAGTGCGGAGGCCGGTATTCAACATGGGCTCTCCGCTCACGGCGTCATATTTGATGAACTCCACGTCTCTAACCGCGAGATGTGGGAAGTAATGCTGAGCAGCCAAGGTGCTCGGCGTCAACCGCTCACGGTGGCGCTCACGACGGCAGGCTTTGACCGCAAAAGCGTCTGCTGGGAAATCTGGAAATACGCCGAAGCCGTGGCCGCTGGAACCGTGAAAGACGAGACGTTCCTGCCGGCCATCTATGCCGCCCCGATTGAGGCCGATTGGAAAGACGAAAAAACGTGGGAGCGTGCCAACCCCAACCTAGGCGTCTCGGTACGGCTCGACTTCCTGCGGAGCGAATGTGCTCGAGCGGTTGAGATGCCGACGTATGAGAACACTTTCCGGCAGCTGTACTTGAACCAGTGGACAGAGCAGAGCACGAGGTGGCTGCGAATGGATCACTGGGCCCAAGGTGACAAGCCATGCCCCGTGGATCTCGCTGGACGCGAGTGCTGGGCCGGGCTGGACTTGGCCACGACGTTTGACACCACAGCCCTGGTTCTGCTGTTCCCGCTAGACGATGGCACGTTTTGGATTGAGCCGCACTTCTGGATACCGAGCGACAACGCCCACCAGCGAGAGCGACGCGACAAGGTGCCGTACCTAACGTGGCATCGGCAGGGGCATCTGAACATGACCGATGGCAACGTCACTGACTTTGACCAAGTGCGGTCAGACATCAACGCCATAGCCAGCAAGTACAAGGTCTGCGGCATCGGCCTGGACCCGTGGAACTCCGCGCAACTCGGCCAACAACTGCAAGGCGACGGCCTTCCCATGTCAGACTTTCGACAGGGCTATGGATCTTTATCCGCGCCCTCGAAGCAACTCGAAAACTGGTGCGTGTCTGGAAAACTGATACACGGTGGGCACCCAGTGCTGTCGTGGCAGGCTTCCAACGTGGCCATCCAGCAGGATTCCGCAGCCGGAAACATTAAGCCGAGCAAGGCCAAAAGCACAGAACGCATAGACGGCATCGTGTCGCTGGTCATGGCCATCGGGCTGTGGCAAAAGGCAACCGCAGCCACGCCGGAACAGTCCTGGGACATGATGACGCTATGAGCGAAAACGCAGCCGCTGACTTCAAGATGTTCGACCTGCGTGGCATTGACTGGCCCGAGGTGAGTTCCAGCCGCACGCCTTCCGGCATCCGCGTCAACGCTGACAACTCCATGGCGTGCTCGGCCTACACGGCCTGCATCCGTGTCATATCGGATGCGGTATCAGCCCTGCCGCTGCACATCTACGAGCGGATGGCCAACGGCGGGAAACAGAAGGCCACGAGCCATCCCGTGTATCGCCTGCTCCACCAGCAGCCGAATCCCTGGCAGACGGCCCAAGAGTTCCGCGATTGGATGACTGGCATGTACCTGCACTACGGTGCGAGCTACGCCGAGATTCGCCCAGGTGCTCGAGGTGCCGTGTCAGAACTGTGGCCGCTGCACTCCAGCCGCATGGAGGCTGAGCGGCTTTCTGATGGCACGCTGCGGTATCGGTACCGCGAGCCAAGTGGGCAGCAGACGATCTACAGCCAGGAGCAGATCTTCGCTCTGCGATTCACGACCGAAGACGGCATTAAGGCCATCCCCACCTACAAGATTTTTCAGAACGCCATTGGCCTGGCCCAGGCCCTTGAGACACACGGCAGCACGTACTTCGGCAACGGTGCCCGGCCAGGCATCGTGCTGGAGAGTGACAACCCGATTCCCATTGAGGCTGCCGAGCGACTCCGCGAGCAGTGGGAGCGGATGCACCGTGGCGCTGACCGAGCGTTTCGCACGGCGGTGCTGCCTAACGGCGTGAAGGCCCACGAGCTCAGCGGCTCAAACGAAGCAGCCCAGATGCTTGAGAGCCGGGCTTTCCAAGTGGTTGAGATCTGCCGGGCGTTTCGCGTGCCGCCACACATGATCCAGATGTTGGACCGCAGCACGTTCAACAACATCGAAGTGCAGGGCACCGAGTTTGTGCAGCATTGCCTACTGCCGCACTTGAAGCGGTGGGAAGCGGCCATCAGCCGCGACTTGATCGTAGATGATGAGAAGTATTTCGCTGAGCACAGCGTGAGCGGCCTGCTTCGCGGCGACCACGCGAGCCGCTCTGCCTACTACGTTTCCGCCCTGCAGAATGGCTGGATGACGGTGAACGAGATTCGTGAGCTTGAGAACCTGAATCCGATTGGCCCGCAAGGCGACCAGCACTTCATCCAGTTGAACATGACCACGCTAGAAAAGGCGGGCGAGCCACAGCCGCAAGATCCGCAGCCGATGCCGCAGGACACGCCGGGCGAGCCAGCGGACGGCACGCCAGAAGACGATGCCGAAGACACGACTACCGCCCAGGAGGTGCCGACGAATGGAACTTGAGCGCCGCGACTTCGCATTTGACGAGACTGACGAGCTCATCGTTGAGCAGCGTGCTGACGGCCGGGCAGCCATCATCGGCTATGCCGCCGTCTACAACCGCATGAGCCTTGACCTGGGCGGGTTCAAGGAAGAAATCCTGCCGGGTGCTTTTGACAAGGTGCTGAGCCGCCAGCGTGGCAAGCAGGACGTGGTGGCCCTGTTCAACCATGACAGCAACATCGTGCTCGGTCGCACCTCAAGCGGCACGCTGGAACTCTCCAGCGACAGCAAGGGCCTGCGGTATGTGGTCACTCCACCCGTGAGCCGTGCCGACGTGCTTGAGCTCATCGCCCGCAAGGACGTGGCTGGCAGTTCATTTGCGTTCACGGTTGGCAAAGACGGGGAAGCGTTCCGCACTGGCGACGGCGGCCAAGCCATCCGCCAGATCCGCGAGGTGAGCGGGCTGTATGACGTTGGCCCGGTGCTCACGCCTGCGTACCCGTCAACGTCTGCCAGCGTCGCCATGCGTTCCTATGAGGCATGGATTGCATCGCAGTCCGCCGAAGAGCCGGCAGTTCGGGCGGTTAGTTCGCGTTCGGCCTTGCGGGGCGTCGCCGCCGCCTGGGCTGCCACCTTAAGGCTGAAGAATGTCTGAGGCCCGCTGCACCTGCGGCGAGAAGTTGCGGACACGCTCAAGCCGCGCATGCGGCGAAGAGAGGCAGCGGTACATGCGCTGCCCAAGGTGCGGCGCTCGCGGCGTGGTGTTTGTGAAAACAACACTTTCGGAAGTCCGGTTCTGCAAGAGGGCGGCACGCTAGAGGCACAGTGGAATCCATCGGCAATACCGCCGGCGGAGATATACCACGTGGACAACCTCAAGAAGCTTCAGGACGAGGCCGTTAACCTCGCCAACCGTATCGACGCCGTGCGTGCGATCGAGAGCACCGATGCCGACAAGATTGCCGAGCGCGATCTTGAACTCGAGGCGATGAACACCGAGGCCGGCAAGCTGGCCAAGCGGATCGACTTTGAGAAGTCGGTGGCCGAGTCGGCGAAGAATCTCCGCAGCGTGGTTGACCGCTGCACGCCGGCTCCCGAAGTGACCGAAGAGCGTAGCGAGAAGGTCCGCGTTGAGGCGGTGCCGTTCTCGGGCCGGCTCCGTGCGTTTGAGAACGCCAAGGACGCCTACTCGGTGGGCATGTGGTTCAAGGCGAAGGGCGGCGACGCCGACGCCAAGCGGTGGTGCCAAGACCACGGCGTCGAAGCTCGTGCCCAGGGCTCGACTGGCAGCACCACGGGTGCGGCCTTCGTGCCTGACGTGCTCTCCTCCACCGTGATCCGACTCGTGGATCAGTACTCGGCCTTTGCTCAGAACGCCACCAACGTGGTGATGCCGAGCGACGTGCTTCTCTTTCCTCGCAGAACCGCGGGTTCCACCGCTTATTGGGTTTCTGAGAACGCTGCCATCACTGCCAGCGACCCGACTTCCAATCAGGTCACCCTGACTGCGAAGAAGGTCACGGGCGCGGTGGTCATCGCGTCGGAGCTCCTGCAGGACTCGATCGTGTCGATCGCAGACTGGATCGCTGCTGAGCTGGCTCTGACGCTCTCCAACGCCGTGGAAGAGGCTGCGTGGAGCGGCAACCCCAGTAACGCTCCAGCGGTTGCCGGGCTCGTCACGACCTACACGGGTGGCCTGCTGGCGGCGTCTGCTGCCACCTATGCCGCCTCGCTCGTGACGGCTGCCGGTGACACGCCTGACGAAGTGACCAAGGCGAACCTGCTGGCCATGATGGCCAGGGTTCCACGGCACTCGCGTGCCGGTGCCAAGTGGTTCTGCTCGCCGTTCTTCTTCGCGGCGTGCATGCAGAACCTTGACCTGGCCCAGGGCGGGTCGGTTGGTCTGTCGCAGGGCATGGGGCCGACCTTCCTTGGTTCGGAAGTGGTTCTCACCGACCGGCTCCCAAGCGGTGCGGACTCGACGGGTGCCATCATGGCGCTGTACGGCAACATGGCCAACTCGAGCTACTACGGCATCCGCCAGGCCATCGAGATCGCCAGCAGCGATCAGGTGAACTTCCTGTCGGACCAGACCGTGATTCGGGCAGTGGCTCGCGTCGCCATCACGCACGCG